CTATTGCGAGGAATAAATGGATTCCGTTCTGCGTATTCCAGAAAGCTGATTGTTAGCTTTATCAAGCGCCGTCAATAGCGGATCAATCCAATAAACAGCCTGCGCATACGTCAGTCTGCAGCCGGTGGCAGTGGAACCAATACCGGCTGAGTCAGCTCCGCTGGTAACGGTACGCATTGCGCTGGCACGTAAACTGTACGTGTAGTCGAGCAACCGATCAGCAACATCATCGCTAACGCACTGACGACCAACCGGGTCACGTTTGATAATTGTCCTGTAAACGATCTGTGTTTCATCTGAATTCACTTTAATATTTGTGCCATGCTGATTAGCTTGGCGGGCAATATCATTGAAGCGCTGAAACTCCAGCGCCTGCCCTGCAATAATTGCCTGCTGCCCCGCGCTGATGTTGTCAGACTGCTGACGACCTAACTCCGCAGCATCTGCATCCCACCGCAACCCCTGCACGTACCAGCCGATCGCAATACCAGCCACCAGCGAAACCGCTGCTATTTTCCAATTAGGGATAATGCTCATAACTGAACGCGCTCACGAACCCAGCCATACAGAAATGCTTCATTCGCTGGGCGCTGCTCTGCTAACTCCAGATAACGAGCACCCTGACTGCAATTCAGGGCACGCAGTAAAACACGCTCAGCTTCTAAGCCTCGCGCCGCCAAATATTGGCGCAGTGCAGTAATGGTTCGAGGACCGATATTCCCGTCTGCGATCAGATCTGGATATAAACGTACGCCGTCATTCATTGCTGTTAGCCAACGCTGGAACCATTTGGATGGCACTGACGGCCCCATATTAATTCCTGTGTCGCACAGTTCAGCGGCAATAACTGGTGACACGGCGGCAACTTGATCGAATCTCGGACCATACCAGTAATCAGCCTCGTAAATTTCCAGAGCCTGCTGGCGTGTCAGGTTCCGCATATCACCGTTATAACCATGAGCCCGAGCTACTTTCTCAGTAACGCCCCAGTTTGTCGGGCCGCCACGATCATCCAGATCATTAACGTAGCCCCCCTCACGATTCAGGATCGCGTTAAAGATTTCATCTTTCGTCATCAGAACCTCAACACATCGACAAGCCAAGCGACATTACCGCGAGCACGCAGAATAGCCGTACAGATAAACATATTGGCAATCACCACCAGCCAGCTGGCATCGTAATAGCCTATCTGTGCCTATCACGGCAGGGTGATGTTCTCTCGCTGACTGAGGGGCATTACATCAGGGGATTTTTATCGCTCAGGGAAAAACGGGCGCAAAACAAATCAAGGCATGGACGGACAGGCTGAGAACCGCTGTAACAAACGCACGTAACTTGCCAATAAAACCGGGCATAAGCAGTATGTACATAATTCATCAGGCGACCGGGGGGCGCTACACCCGCGACGGATTTAACAGCCGCTGGCAACAAGCCAAAGAAGATGCGGCTGCGGCGTTCCCACACTTGAGTTTTGATTTCACGTTTCACGATCTCAAAGCCAAAGGGGTTTCAGATCTCGATGGGACGTTAGCAGAAAAACAGGCAATATCGGGACACATGACAATCAGCCAGACAGCACGATACGACCGCAAAATACCTATCGTTCCTGTCGTGGGTGGTCAGAATAAAAATTCACGATAATTGCATATTCACCAAACACGCAAAAATCATATTAGGAAGAATATTAGGAAAGGCGGTTTCAGGCACAAAAAAACCGCCTTTCGGCGGTCCACGACATTGCACATAAGTGCTTGTTTTAATTCTTTTTAAATCAATGGTGCCCGGGGCGGGACTTGAACCCGCACAGCGCGAACGCCGAGGGATTTTAAAAACCTGTAAGGGAGTAATGAAAACAATAAGTTACTGTTACTCATGTGATTCCCGTTTCTGGTTAGTGCTTTTTATTTTCCTTAGTTACCATTCTGCCGCCACTTTCACAGTGGCGTTTTTCATTCCTTAACGAGTCGAGGAATGGTTAGATATAATTTTTCAATTAATGCATTTTTATTCACTAAATCTAGCATGCTTTGATGGCAATTTTAGCATGCTACATAACGCTTCCAACTTACCAAAGGTATAAAGCACACCAACAGATACTCTTTGTTACTCACGACTCAAATCTAAATATTTTCTTTACACCTTTAAAAAAATCAGATACCCAGAACACCATGTCAGTTCGCATTATGCGCCTCGGCCATAACATTCTAAAACCCAAGACTGACAGTACAGTAGAGATCATAAGTTGGTTAATCAGATAGATAAAATGAATCTCACTGTATGGTAAATGCATGATTTCTATTAAAGTAGTAAAAAAAACACATCCACCAATTGTCAGGAGTAACCGAGGAAATAGATCATATGCTTTTTCAAAAACTTTCGTCAGAAAGATACGAAAAATAGATTTCTTTTTATAATAATCATTCATATAAAAATGATAATCAGCCAAAGAAACAAACCAGAAAAATAGCAGGGAATAAACCAGTGGAGATGCAGGAGATACTGCTCTACCAAAATACTCAATGAACTTATCCCAAACACTTTCTTGATCTGAAAAACTCGTATAAAGAAAAAACAAATAAGTCACCACACCGCCAAGCAGCACAAATGAAACAAATGCTTTTGACCATAAATCATACTTTTCATCACTAGTCAGGCTATAGTGTTTTTTTTCCATGTTTATAATTCACCCAATCTGTCATACGGATTCAACGTAACGGCCGCATCCAGGTGATCGGGGGCAAAGTGTGCATAGCGCATCGTCATCTGGATTGAAGTGTGACCGAGAATATCTTTTAGCACCAGGATATTACCACCATTCATCATAAAGTGGCTGGCGAAGGTATGCCGCAGAACGTGTGTTAGCTGTCCTTCCGGTAAATCAATTTGGGAACGTTTTAACGCCTGGCGAAAAGCATCATAGCAAGGGCTGAAGAGTTGGCCACGGCGGCGCGGTAATCGCTGATACAGCTCCGGAGAAATCGGCACCGTGCGGTTACGTTTCCCTTTGGTATTAATGTAGGTCACACGGTACGGTACAAGCTGAGATTGCTTTAGCTCCTGAGCTTCACTCCACCTGGCACCCGTTGCTAAACAAATACGCACCACACTACCGAGATCGGGATTGCTGGAGGAATCACACTCGTTAAGGATGAGGCGAATATCATCGTGATACAAAAAGGCTAACTCGCTGTCACTTTCCTTATACTGGCGAATCCCATCCAGCGGGTTATCCCCTTGCCACTCGCCCAAGCGTTTTAACTCATTAAAAACCGCGCTTAAGTAGGAATGCTCACGGTTGATGGTCGATTCCTTCACTGGCTTATCGAAACGCCCAAACTTACCGCTTAACCGCTGCTTACGGTATTCAGCGAAATCCGCTCTCGTAAACAGGCTAGCGATCGGATCGCCTAGGTTGGTACAAAGCTGCTCTAACTTGCGTAACCGCCCTTCCCCATCAGCCAGAGAACGCCCGTGCATATCAAACCAGCGTTGAACCAGCTCGGATAGGTTTTGCCCGGCATCTTCAGCTAAAGAAGTATCAATCGATACCCCCGAAAACTTGAGCTGGCGCTCGTAAGACAGCGCCTCGCCTTTGCTGACGAACTGCTTACGCACCCGTTTTCCGGTACGCCCTTCCGGGTATGTTTCACTCAACCACTTTCCGGTGGGTAACTTCCTTACAGCCATTGATCCTATCCCGTTGTCAAAAACGGGATAGTTTTACTGTATATAAAAACAGTTATCAATGTTTGTTTTTGATAAATTAAACATCAAAAATAAATCACCATGATAAAAATTTATCATAAAATTCATTTGCAATAACTTTCGCTCTATTTTTTATTCTTTCATCATCCCACCTAGGATCTGCCTCATATTCTTCGACAAATTTTTTGACCATGGAGAATTTAGATTCTTCGTATATTATAACCTTTTGAGCAATTTTTTTATTAGACACCCTTACATTTAAACCTTCACCTAAAGGAATTAAGTTTCCAATATTAAATCTTTCATTAAATGTAGTATCAGATTGGGGAGCAATATGTTCTATTGTTATAGACGAAGGTTCAAATTCAGTAGTTGCGTTGTTAAGAGTTTCGATTTTCAAAAAAAGATATTGAATAGCTTTCTTATCTTTTGTTATTTCATCAGAGAATGTCAACTTACAAAAACCTTCAACAAACCGTTCTTTGTCCGGCATCCATGATTTTAAATTTTTATCTAACTCTGTTAATATCTTTGTTACGCGAGGTTTGTCATTTGCATTTCTAAGATCTCGCGCTGCCTTAGAATAGCTCCCTTCTATTCCAGATGGCCGCATCGAACAAATAGTATTGAAAGCAAAATGAAATCTTTCTATTTTTCCTAGCATCTTTATTAAATTTGCATGAGTCAAATTTTTATTTATATAAGCGTCGAACAATGAAAGTATAATTGGTCTATTCTGAGTGATATTGAAATTTTTAATAGCTAACAAGCTAGAATATATTTTCTTATCTTGTTGTTGAGGAAAATCGTTAATTACTGGTGAAAAATATTTCATATAAGAAACTGCGCCAGAATGCAAATCTTTTATGAAGTCAATTGCTGAGAATTCTTTTCTAGAGAATTCTTTTTTAAAGGCTGGATAAATATTCTCTTTACTTGCATAAGAATATTTTGAGATCCACCAATGTCTGATGAATTGCTCCATATCCACATTTGCACCATCCCTTTTTGTTAACTCATCTCTAATTCGCCTCCAATACGTTTTCGCATCATCATCCGGATGGTTTTCTATTAATGATTTAAAGAGTCTATTTTTTATTAAGTCAACAAAACTTAGATTCATACCTCTAGCATTTAATGTTTCAAATATAGTATAAGCTTCATCTTCCTCTTTAACCGTAATGTAAATTACTTTTAGGTTATTTACAATTTGGTCTCTAATACTAATTAATGCTTTTTTATAGGATTCTCTATCTTTTTTATCGATTCCGAACACCTTCGTTATAGAAGGTTCGGAAAGCATCTGTAAGCAAAGATTATAACTGCTTGCTAATGATTTTTCTTCCTCAGTTGAGGGAGTCTCATCATTTGATTTATCGATGTGTTGGATACTTTTTTGAAGGAATGGCTTGGGGTTTTCATTCTCTAATTTAAAATACTTTTGGGCATTATCATCAACACCAGAGATATAATTCGAGTAAATAGAATCTGCTAAAGGCCTCATATCTATTTCAATGAATCGTTGGCATAAAGCAGATAGAAAAATAGTTAACGTAGTAAGCCGTTGCTGCCCATCAACTATTTGCATTGATAGATCTTTTTCGTCACCGATTAACACCATAGAACCAATAAAATATTCTAAATTAGAGTATTCACCATCCTTAAATATTATGTTACTAAAGATATCATCAATTAACTCTCTAATTTGTTCCTTTTCCCAAGAGTACGGCCTTTGAAAGCGTGGGACAACATATTTCCTTTTTTGTGAAAAGACATCAGAGATAGTTCTGGTATATGCATGAAGCTCCATAAATCAAGTCCTTAGAGATCGTGTGTAATATATAAGATAATATACGTTATCAATATTTTATGAATTATTTTCAAGAGTAATAACAACCATCCCAACGCCCTTAACATCATCAATAGAGCACTCGAATTTAGTTGCGTTACCGGATACCTGAATACGATTACCTGGGATACGGGCTACGTCGTACACATCCACATCGCCATCAATATCTAACAACCAACGGCCATTGCTGACCTGGGTAACAGACATATCGGCGATCCAGGCGTTGTTGCCTTTCTCTATGAAAGCAGGTTCGGACACAGAATCATCAAGCAGTGTGCTATCAACGCTCCATGTTCCGGCGTCTTGCAATCTTCCGCCGACAATCCTGATCTTTTTCAATGAGATGCAGGCATTATTAATAGCACTTTCGGCAGGCTTTGCAAGATCTTGAAACATTTCACCTTCACCTGTAGCTAACCACGTTAGGGAAGCTCCCGTCTCAAGAGCGCATCGGATAACTACTTCTCCAGGAAAGTATTCTCTTTTTATCCAGGTGCTGACGGTTCCATTACCAACATCAAGATGGTCATGTAACTGCTTTTGCATCGTGAACCCATAGGCTTTAAGGATTCTTTCAACTACGCCTTTCCCGCCATCAAACTTCATAGATATCAAATTCCAGTTTATTTGATTGACAGATATCTTTTTTGATTTTAACTTAGTTAAAAGATAACAATTGATACCCATCAGTAGCATAACTTAACTAACAGAACAGAATGCCTTATGAAAACGCCACTTTCAATCACTCTGGCTACACCGTATGTCACATTAAAAGAGTTTTCTCGCATCAGCGGATTACCAATAGCGACCTGCTACCAGTGGGTACACCTGGGAAAGCTGCCTATCCGGGCTAAAACCGCTAAAAACGAGCGAACCATGATTAACCTCCTGGCACTAACAAAAGAAGCCGAATGGGAAGCACGGCTTGGTGCGTAAATTCAAATTTGTGAATTTATTATCGATTTCAATAGGGATTTGACCATGTTTGATTACCAAATCGCAAAACACCCGCACTATGCCAATGCGTGTCGCGCATTTGCCACCAGGCACAACCTGGTTGAACTGGCAGAAATGGTAGGTATGAACCCGCAGATGCTGCGCAACAAGCTGAACCCAGAACAGCCTCATCGCTTAACGTGCGATGACCTGTTGACCATCACGGATGCCTCTGAGGATTCAACACTGATCGACGGCCTGCTGGCACAGCTTAATTGCTTGCCTGCTGTTCCCATCAACGAAGCGAAAGCAGAACAGCTAACCACGTATGTATTACAGGCCACCGCCGCCGTGGGCGCTGTCGCAGCAGAAAGCCTCTCTACCGAGCGAATGAGTCAAACACGGCGAAATTCTTTTATGGAAAGCATCAATTCCGGCATTCGCTATCTGTCGTTAGTCGGGTTGACGCTGCAAACCAGAATACAAGCCAATCCCGCAATGGCTTCCACCGTAGATGCATTGAGCGGGATCGGGGCGTCTTTGAATGTTGGGTGATGTGGAATAGCTACCGAACTACATTGAATAGCCCGATAGCATTTAAAAATTAATTAGCTGGATGAGTTTTTATAAACGTACCACGTTGAGTCCGGCCACTGTCACTTAAATGCATCTGGTCGATTGGAACCCCTGCATCATCATAGAACTTGGCGTCATCAATTAAAGACAAAAACCTCTCAGCATCTTCGATACAACGCGGGCGGTTTTCAAAAATACGGGGACTATTCACAACAGTGTTGCCACTTTTATCAACAATCCGCCAATTCCATTCTGAGCGGCTTTTATAAGAGATAACGATATTTATGCACATATTTAACGATCCTTCTGAAAGTCAGAAATATTCCGAATCAATACATTGTGCCGCAAACAATTTATTAGATGCGTTCAAAGGGGGAGATACGAGAATCGCCCTTGAAATTTTAGATTGGATGAAAGACGCAGTGATTGCGAACTCTTCCGTTGTTGCGACTGAAGATGCGAACTGCGTTAACGCCTCTAGTCCTTCATTTCCTTTGAAAGTCATCAGCATAAAACGTGGTTGATTGTTTTTGGCGATTCAATCCTACCACAAGACCATGCGCCGGGCATGGCTAAAACCCGGCACCTATTCGCAACCGCCTATCCGTGGGCGATTGCGAATAGAAGAATTAACGAGGTAAGTCCCCAGCAATCCAGGCCATAACTTTCTCATAAGCAGTGAGCGCAGTGTCGTCCGGTAAGCCAGAGGAAATAGCCGCCCGTTTATAAGCGGGATTAAGTAAAGAACCGAATGGAGTGGAATCAGTATGGTGCAACGTTTTCAATGCCTTAAATATGTCGTCTGCTGGCAGAGTATCGCTGTTGTAAAGCAGATCGGCATATTGTCGGCGCTGAACAGATGCTCGCTCCGCAATGATGCTGGGTTGCCATATCAACTGTGTAGTAGCAATCACAACAACGGGCAAGGCAAAGAACCATCCCAATCCTGTGTTCGCAATTACGGCAGTACCACTTATCAACTGAATAGCCGTCAGCAATTTATCGATCCGACTATGAAAAACCATAGTCATGGTTTCCAGGTTGTAGCTATAGCGCAATTGAAACAATGCGGTGCTCTGTTCACTCATTTACGTTCCCTATTTTTTGTCTTGGCTTGGCTCCGGTACAGGTGCTGGAGCAGGTGCCGGACGATGCAAAACATGGAAATCCTCGCGATCTGCCATGTGTCTCTCCTTAGAAGTGGGTGATTGATTGGTAGCACAACAATTTTACCACATAAGCCACGCGCCGGGCGTGGTTAAACATCCCGGCAAATTCTTTGTAACTGGAGGTTTTATGGAAAAAACAATCTCAATCGCGCCGTTCCTCTGGTGGCACCAGACGGAGACAAAGCCCGATTTTACGATCACCAAAGGCAAAGGCCGTCAGGGGATCATCATCCGTACCCGCCCGGTGAGTTGTTCCGTGCAGGTTATTCGTTCCATCAAGTTAGCGATACGGGGGAAAGTATGACCGCGTTTACAGTCAACAGTATGCAGAACTTACCCGCCGGGCTGCGCAACGTGATCGGCAAGCACTTTGCTGATAGCCGCTGGCGTGAAACCTGCGCGTATTACAATAGCCTGCATGAGCGTGACCGTTTGACCCTCTGCTTTCATGCGCAGATGAAAAAGAGCCAGACCGTTTACCGTCTGGAGGAAATGCCAACCGCAGAGCGTGAGCGGATTGTCTGCGCCATTGATGAACTGCGCCGGGCTTTCTCAAAAGGTCGCATCCGTGGTGTGAATACGTCAACGTTTCTGAGCTGGTTAAATGTCGGCGAGAGAAAAACCTTATTTATGCACGCGGGGTTAACGGAAAAAGAATTTAATCAACCTTATTGGCGTATTGACGATGAATCATGCCAATGGCGTAAACCAATATTACGCGCATTAAATGAGCTTGTGAGTTTATTTGATGCTGCCCCTGACATTCTGACGGCAATTAAACCCGAAGAATATCTGAATTAAATAACCACCTGAAACTAATTAGGCGCTTAACCGCGTCGGAACTCCCTTTATCTGAGGATTATATTTATATGAATGAGGACGCAATTCAAAAAATGCGTAGCGGAGAACGGAGTGTGATTGTTCAAACCATGCTTTCACGCGCCAGAGCAGAGGCGAAAGCCGATGCGCATACATCATTTTCTTCTCGTCTGGATAGACTGGCGACTCATGCTGCTATTAATGAATTAAGCAGCGTGGAAATCATCGAATTATTACGGCAGGAATCCGAAGCCTTTAATCATTCAGGGTCAGATATTAAGGCGGTGATGTAATGGAAAACCCCGCTTATAACCGCGTCGATATCAACGGCAATTATGCAATAGCGAAAGTTGGCTATGACTTTGCGCTGGGCGAAATTAAATGCGGAAAAGAAGACGGCGACCAGCCGTATTTATCCACGCTGGCCGTTTATCAAAATCCCGTCAGCCTCATTAACGATTTTGTACATCGTGCTATCGCCACCGAAATTTGGCGCGGCAATGTCACCGACTCAAAGAAGCTGCTGACAGAAAGCAAACGCTTTGCGGCGATGTGCCAGTCAGCCTTTGACCAGCTTAATAACGATAAGGAACAAGAGTAATGCCGGATTTAATGGACATGGTGCAGCAGCGCCAGCAAGACATGTTAGACCATCAGATCGCCAACGCCCGGAACGTCCAACGCGGCGTTTCTGCGTTTGAGTGTGAAGACTGCGATCAGCCTATTCCCGAAGCGCGCCGCGCTGCCATCGTTGGCGTGACTCGTTGCGCCCCCTGCCAGGGAATTCATGAAATGAAAAGTAAGCATTACCGGGGTGGGCTGTGACCTCGCTTTCCTTCGTTTCTGGAAAAAGGCATATCACAGTCCCCTGCGATGACGTTGCTTTTTACTTCCCTTCTGTTGTTGAGGATGGGTGCTTTTTTGTCACATTAAAAGATGGCAAGCAGTACCGAGCAACCAGTCTAAGAGAAAATACAACTGCCCACTGGGGCGTGTGCTCCGGCGCTACACTATGAATAATACCCATCGGGGGCGCTCCGCTCCCACACCTCCGCCACCTTTCCCCGGCAGCACCCGCGATGCGTTCGTGGGTGCGCATCCGTGGAACGCCCCCCGCCCGGCCATCGTGCCGGAAGAAAGGCAGCTTACCCGTGAGGAATGGACTCAGGGGCAAGCCGTTTTAGCGAAAATTAACCAACAACCGCACTTCTTGCGCGAAATCTGCCTGAGTCGCTACGTTTACCTGCAAAAGAATAAAGGCCAGCTCAGCGCCCATCGTTTTCTGGTTAACAGTTTTATGCAGCGCATGTGGCCGCGTATTGAGGCGATCAATGCCCGCCATGCCATGAACCGCCACGCCTCCGAGCGTTTCCTGTCTGAATCTGACGCTTATCAAACGCTACCCGGCATGAATGACAAGGCGCTGGGGCGTCTGGCTGCGCGTATTTCCGGCCAGATATTTTCTGCGTATGAGGAAATGAGCGATGCCATGAAAGCGCAGCTCGGCGGCCAGCCGGACGCACTCTTTACCGACGCGGCACAGACCGAGCTTTTCGGCCATGTCGCCAGCATGGCGCGTGCGTTCAATATCACTCCGCTTTTCTGGAAGAACTACCGCAAAGGAACGCTGAATATACGCAAAGCGATAGCCAGCATTTCCCGCCTGATTAATGAGGAATGGTGGACTCGACAGCTTAAAGCCCAACGCACCCGCTGGCGTGAGGCGTTGAATATTGCAGTCGGTCAGGTCAGTAAAAAGGCGTCCCCGTATGCCAGCAAGATGGCGATCCGCGATGTACAGTCGCGTCGCCTCGCCAATATGGATTACCTGAAAAACTGTGAGCTGGAGAACGTCGCAACAGGCGAACGTATCGACCTGATCGACAAGGTAATGGCGAGTATATCCAACCCTGAAATCCGCCGTATGGAACTGATGAGCACTATCGCTGGGATTGAGCGTTACGCCAGCGAACAGCGAGACGTCGGGATGTTCATCACAATCACTACCCCGTCGAAATATCACCCGACCCGCGTGATCGGCAAGGGCGACAACGAGAAAGTCCAGTTTAACCGGAGCTGGGACAATGAAGCGTTTACGCCGAAAGACGGCCAGCGCTATCTGGTCAGGATATGGGGCAAGATGCGCACGGCATTTAAAGACGCAGACCTGAAGGTTTACGGGATGCGCGTTGTCGAACCGCATCACGACGGGACGCCCCACTGGCACATGATGCTGTTTTGCAAGCGCGCACATCGCCAGTCAGTCATCGACATTATGCGCCGCTACGCCCTGAAAGAAGACGGAGACGAACGCGGCGCGGCTAAGTACCGCTTTGAATGTAAACACCTCAATAAAGGCGGTGCCGCTGGCTATATCGCTAAATACATCGCCAAAAATATTGATGGCTACGCGCTCGACGGCCAACTAGATAGCGAAACCGGAAAACCGCTGCGTGATATGGCCGCCGCTGTCACTGCGTGGGCGTCAACATGGCGTATCCCCCAATTTAAGGCTATCGGTATCCCCACGATGGGCGCTTACCGTGAATGCCGCAGTAGCCCATTGCGTACAGTCAATCTCACTGACCAGTTCGATGAGCAAGTCGAAGCGGTTCGCTGTGCTGCCGATGCTGGAGATTTTTCCGCATACATGGCCGCACAGGGCGGTGCGAATGTTTCCCGCGAACTGCAAACGGTGCGTGTTGCGCGCCGGGTATCGGACAAGCTCAACGAGTATGACGAAGAGGTGCAAAAGGTTGTCGGGATTTTCGCCCCGCATTTGGGCGAAGGTCATGTTTTTGAAACCCGGACAACCGAATGGCGCATCGTTTCTAAAGCCGTTGACCTTGAGCCGTTGACTTTAAAAAGCGCCCCCGGCGCGCCTCGGAGTCCTGTCAATAACTGTGGGTTGGGTTCTCAACGGTCGGGCGCAGATTTCAAAAAGAAGGCTGAAAACAGCGGCATAGCGGCGACATCAGAAACCGACAACCCAGCGATTGACTGGAGTGACGACGCGGCTGTGAGGGCGCTAGGAATGCGTCTGCGTGAACAATCCGTCAGGAAAAACCATAAGCAACGCGACTTTAACCCCAATACCCTCCGCGATCCGTCACCGTCGGCCAGATTAACGGGCGAAGAACGGGAGCGGATACCTCATATTCAGCGTGATTTGATGCAGCGTGGTATCAGTGTTCAACGCTGGGAGCTGGAAGCGCTGGCGCGTGGGGCAAAAATGAAGGTTGACGGTGAACTTATCTCATACCCGGAGGCTGATGAGTGGCCGGGGTTTAGTGAGAGTTTCCTGGAATAGCTTGGATACCAGGCTATTAGCACTACGCTGATGTATCAGAATCACCAATAAAACGGTTTAATCTTTAATTTACAACACGTTGAATAATTTATTGACTGCCGTTTCATTTTGAAAAATACTGTATATAAGAACAGTAAAAAGGAATAGTATGGAAACCTTAGAAAACGCACAGCTTGCACTTTCTCGTGTGCAATTTATCGCTGAGATAGCGTTAGTAGCTGATTGCGATAAGAAAGACCTACAGACAGCGTTAGCTACCATATCCCACCTGGTTGAGGTCGAACTAAAAACACATGGCCTGGTGAGTCCAACTACTGTTTACGACACTAAAAATTAACGCTATAAAGTATGTCGTGCTCATCGCATGGATGTGCATGAATTTGCATGCTGGATCCCTTAGCTCAAAAACCTTATGACGCCCTGCCCTACATGGATCGCGCTGGATCGTGCAGGTGCATGAAAAGCGACACACAAAGCGGGCAGGCGTGGCGGGGATAGCATTGCGCGCGAGGGCGTTTAGACGTGATTCATCCCGCGCCGCTGCGCCCCGCTGTGAGGTGCTCGGCTTTGATATCGTGTGTGGGGTTGGATTTTAACTGATGCGCGTAGAACGCGATTGGTGACGCCTGAAAGGGATGTAAAAAAGCCGCTGGGTTAGGCGGCTATGCTACGGTTAGCAGTTAGTTAAAAAACTCTGGCTTTCTGTATGATGAAATTGACTATTCCCTGCACACCCTTTACATGGCTGGCCTGAGTTCTTAATTACTCGTATCGCTTTATCATCCCACAACTCTGACATGGCACTATCCTTGATATTCGTTACCACTAGTGCAGGAAAACCGTTATCTTTTAGCCATCGTTCAACGTCTCGCTTTCCCTTTAATGTTTCAGCGCGAGCGGTAAATATACGAACTTCTTTTTTTTCGTTGCACCATGTGGTTACACGTTTTGCCATTTGGGGAACAGGCTTACCAATTGCGGAACCCTGCCCTGATTTGTATTGCGCCAGTGTGCCGTCTAAGTCAACGCCAATCCATCCCATCACTTTTCCCCTTCAGTTAGTCCGCATCCGAATTCAGCGTGTACGGCTTAAATGAGATCACCTCTATTCCAACGTAATCATTTAGCTCTTTCATCCGTTCCTGTAGTGGCGTCAGTTCGTTCCTGACAAACACCTTTGCGGCTTTCTCCACGTCACCAAATCCCCCCGCATTGTTCGGCATAATCCCCATCATCTGCGGCGGTACGCGGTGGGCGCTGAGCAGATCGTCACGGCTGGCATTCTTGATGTTAAAGAAATCGTCTTTCGTCGCTACCTCGCTGAGCGGCACAATCTTGATGCCGTCCGGTTTACCGTTGGGCGCGTAGAAAAACAGGTTCTTAAAATTCCCCAACCCTTTAGTGCCGTTCATCGCGGCGCGCAGTTTGTCTACGTCGGTGCCGCTTTGTGCTGCGTCGGTCACGTACATGATGTAACCCGCGTGCGCGCCGTTCTGGTAATACTTGCGCCGGAACAGCGTCGCCGACTCATTCAGCCATGCCGAGTTTAACGAGCTGATATATTCCGGCAGGCCGTACATTTCCTGATTGATATCCGGCTCAAGCAGATGAAACACGCTACCCGGTTCAAAGCGGTGCGGCTCTTTGAATGACTGCACGAACCAGTAAACATCGTCCTCTACCCCGCGCCGGGTGTATTTTGCCGGGCTGGAGTCTAGGCGCAAGATGCCGCCTGTGCGATTAAGGCGCTTTTCCAGAAACGCATTACCAAACACCAGATAATCCAGCGCAAAGCGGCTAAAATCCTGCTGACTCAATAGCGGGTGCGGGATAAACGTACTCGCCAGAATGTTACGTTTCACGTAAATCGGTGAGCTGTGGTGTACCGCCGCACGCAGGCTTTTAGCCAGTCCGCTGAAGTTGATCGGCGGCTCAATCCATCGGCCATTATGGATACACTCGGCATAGTCCAGAATGTCGCGGCGATCCAGAACGGCGGACGGCTCACCAAAGGTGAAAGCCTCTATTGGTTGTGCCTGGCTAACGGGCGCAGATTTTGACTGGTATTTACGCTTTTTCATGCGACCATCCCCTTATTGTTGATGGCCTGTGACCAGTCGCATTCAAAAATCTGCTGATATTCTTCTGGGGTAAATTCCCGTTTGATTTCCTCAATGTCGTGAAGGTTACAGCCCTGAGCGGCCGCCTGTTCCAGTGTCAGCGACTGACGCCAGACGCCATCAGCACCAAACGAGCTACCCGGCATAAAGAGGGCTGGCTGTGGATGTCTGCGCCGCGAAAAATCGCCACGCCATACCCGGAACGCGGCATAGTTATCTGAGGCTGAGCCGTACAGCGTCCGGCGATGTTGTTTATGCATCGACATGGATTTGGCGATTAACAATGCCGCTCGCGGGTTTTTGAACCACGGAAATTCATCAACATAAACATTACCTGAATAGGCCGCACAGTGGCTTTTTTCCCCTAAAAATGAAATCTGTGCATCTTGCAAAAGCACATGCCCGGCGGCGTTGGTTGACAGGTTAACGCCCACTTGCCACGCCGCCGCCTGCATGTAAGCGCGTGCCTGTTGTGCGCCGCCTGTCGTCGGGGCATAAAAAATCTGGTTACGTCCGGTAGTCAGCGCGTCCAGCAGCGCTTCGCGTGCAAAAAATGCCGTTGCACCAATCTGGCGCGCCTTGGTGATCGTGCGGTCAACGTTCAGCCTGCCGACACGCTGCCAGACGGATTGGTGCGGAAAGGTGAAACGCTCGATTGCCGTGTGGAGGTCGTCTATCTGGCTGGGGGTAAATGTGGTCATTTTCATTCGTTAAAATCCAAAATGCTGACAGGGACATGACCGTTAATCGCGGTCAGGGGTTCATTTAACAGCGCGTGCATGGTTGCCCATGCCACATCGGCGTGGCTGATTTCCTCGCTGCGGCTGGCTTCATAGGTGGTGCGGTTACCGCTGGCCGTCATGGTTTTGCGTATGGCCATAAACGATTGAGTGATGTCGGTGTGGCTGGTGTCGTACTCCAACCGCCCGCTAGTGATCGTGTCTTTTGCTTTCAGCACCATCGCGGTTTTGATTTCGGGGGAATATTTGATTTCACGCGCTGCGGGGAAGAAGCCGCGCACCAGTTGGTATACACCCTGCCCGATACCGGTTGCATCAATGCCGATGTATTCGACGATGTATTTTTCCGTCAGCAGCTTGATAGCGTCGGCCTGTGCGGCAAAGTCCATGCCCTTCCACTGAAAGCGCTCCAGAATGCGGAACTTGCCGCCCGGTGCCTGCGGCGGTGCCAGTACCACACAGCCCGCGCTGTCGCCTGTATGTGACGGGTCGTAACCAATCCAGACAGGCTTATAGGCAAACGGTCGCAGCGCGTAGGGGTTAAAATCTTCCCATTCTTCCAGCGCATCGACCATACAGCGTTGTAGCTCCTCAAACGGGAACACCGACGCCTTATCATCGACAAACTCGCACATCAGCAGGTTTTGATACTCTGCCGGGCTGTATTCCAGCGTGAGCTGGTCAAGGTCGAACAGGTTGCAGCCCCCGGCTAGCGCATCTTCTACCGTCACAATCTGTCGCCACTGCCCGTCACCGCACAGCACGCCGCCGGAAAGGTTGGCATGGCTTAAATCCAGATGAAGGTGATCGGCCTTGTTGCTGCGTCCCTTGTTGAACAGCTCACCCGACCAGAACGGGTAAGCACTGTGCGCCAGACTCGACGGTGTGGAGAAATACGTGGAGCGCCACTTTTTGTGCAATGACATGCCGCTGGCGACTTTACGCAGCTCCTGAAATTTGGGTATCCAGAAATATTCATCCAGATAGAGGTTTCCGGTGTAGCTCTGCGCGGTACGGATATTGGTGCCGAGGTAGAACAGGCGCGCCCCGTTGGGGAGCACCATCGGGTCGCCTTTCAGGTCAACATCGACCAGCCGGGCAAAGTCGATGATGTAGTTTTTAAAGACGTGCGCCTGTGCCTTACTCGCAGACAGGAAAATCTGATTACGCCCTGTGGTCAGCGCATCAATCAGCGCCTCCCGCGCAAAATAGAACGTTGCCCCAATCTGACGCGATTTCAGGATGTTGCGGATACGGTGTTGTAGCCCGGCCTGATGCCAGCCGCGTTGGTACTCGAAAATCTCACTCAGGAAAATGTCGTTCAGCTTCTCGATAGCCGACTCGCTGAACAGGTTCTTTTCTGGTGCCTTGCGTTCGCCTTTATTCCTGTTGCGCACGTTGGGATTGAGATCGGCCTCGTTGCCCGTCTGGCTGTAGCGGTTCACCCGCGCCAGCCGCTCAATCTGACGGCCTAACAGGTCAATCTCTTTGTAGTCATGCCCCTCCTTTTTCGTCTTCATGATGAGCTGGATCAAGCGTGCCTCAAGGCTGGCTTCAACACGCGATACCGGGGCGATAGCGTCCCAGCCGTCGCGCTGCTTCCAGCTCTGAACGGTCGGCGTTTTCTGGTTCAGCATTTCCCCAATCTGACGCACCGAAAAACCCTGCCAATAGAGCAAGGCTGCTTGTCGTCGTGGGTCGCTGATGATGGTGGTATCGATGGCTGTATTCATGACGGCAAGGCTACGTCAGCGCCGCCCCTCACCGCCTTAAGTGCCTGTTGTGCCAGCGGTTAGCGAACCGTGATTGATGGCGCGGCAAAGTGTCACGCCGGATACTCGCCCCGACTTCCCGCAAACAACGGATGAGAAAATGGCAAAGAAAGTTTCTAAGTGGTTCCGCGTTGGTGTCGAGGGTGACACCTGCGATGGTCGCGTTATTGACGCGAACGATATTCAAAACATGGCGGAGACGTTTGATCCGCGTGTCTATGGTTGCCGTATCAACCTTGAGCATCTGAAAGGCTTGCTGCCCGATAGCCCGTTTCGCCGTTATGGCGATGTGGTCGAGCTGAAAGCCGAGACGATTGATGATGATTCAGCCCTAAAGGGTAAGCTGGCGCTGTTTGCCAAAATCACCCCGACTGACGAGCTGGTCGCCCTGAATAAGGCCTCGCAAAAGGTCTATACCTCCATGGAAATCCAGCCCAATTTTGCCAACACAGGCAAAGCCTATCTGGTCGGTCTGGCGGTCACTGATGATCCGGCCAGCCTCGGCACGGAAATGCTGGAGTTCAGCGCCAAAGCCAAACATAGCCCGCTAGCTACCCGTAAATCGTCCCCGGAAAACCTCTTTTCTGTCGCTACCGAAGTGACGCTGGAGTTTGAAGACCTGCCGGACGTTGAGCCGACGCTGTTAACACGCGTGAAAGCGCTTTTTGGTCGCAAACAGTCGAGCGATGACGCCCGTTTCAATGATGTGCATGAGGCGGTGGCCGAAGTCGCCGGACAGGTGCAGACCAACGCCGACAGCGTAGAGCAGCGCTTTACCCAGCTTGAGCAGCGCCAGCAACAGGACATTGCCACACTGACGCAAAAACTGAGCGCCAGTGAACAGCAGCTCACCGACCTCAAAGCCACGCTGGACGGTACAGAAAGTCTGTCACAGAAACGCCGCCCCCCGGCGACAGGTGGCGACGGTGAAGCCTCATTGCTGACCAACTGCTAATCGGGGCGCTGCCCCTCAATACCTTTTTTCAGAAAGAACAGGAAAAACAATGCGTAAAGAAACCCGTTTTAAATTTAATGCCTACCTGACCCAGCTTGCCAGCATCAACGGCGTTGAGGTGGAAACGCTGAGCAAGAAATTCAGCGTTGAGCCATCCGTCACGCAGTCACTGATGGAAGTGGTGCAGGAATCCAGCGACTTCCTGACCCGTATCAACATCGTGCCCGTTGCCGAGCTGACCGGGGAAAAAATCGGCCTCGGCGTATCCGGGTCGGTTGCCAGCACCACGGACACCTCAAGCGGTGACGAGCGCGAAACTGCCGATCTACTGAGTCTTGAGGCGCGTCAGTACAAGTGCGAACAGATGAATTTTGATTTCCATATCCGTTACAACACCCTTGACCTGTGGGCGCGTTTTCAGGATTTCCAGTTGCGTTTACGTAACGCCATCGCCAAACGTCAGTCGCTGGATTACATCATGGCCGGATGGCATGGCGTGAAACGTGCGGCGACCTCTGACCGTGCTAAAAATCCGCTGTTGCAGGATGTGGCGGTGGGCTGGCTGCAAAAATACCGCAACGAGTCACCCCGCCGCGTGATGGATAAAGAAACGGCAGAGGACGGCACTGTGATTTTCGAAAAAATCCGTGTCGGGCTGGGTGAGGCAGCGGCTTACGTCACTCTGGATGCGCTGGTGATGGATGCGACCAACAGCATGATTGACGAATGGCATCAGGAAGACCCTGACTTGGTAGTGATTTGTGGCCGTCAGTTGCTGGCTGATAAATATTTTCCCATCGTCAACCAACAGCAGCCCAACAGCGAAACGCTGGCCGCTGATGTCATCATCAGCCAGAAGCGCATCGGCAACCTGCCCGCGGTGCGTGTGCCGTACTTCCCGGCTAATGCGCTGCTGATCACTCGTCTGGATAACCTGTCTATCTACTACATGGACGACAGCCACCGCCGCCACATCGAAGAGAACGCCAAGCGTGACCGCATCGAAAATTACGAATCCATTAAACAGGATTACGTCGTAGAAGATTACGGCTGCGGTTGTTTGATTGAAAATATCGAGTTGGGTGATTTCCGCACTGATGAGGAAAAAGCCAAAGACGCGAAAGCCAAAGCGGGAGCCTAAGCCATGTTAAGCCCCGCCCAGCGTCACATGATGCGGGTGTCGGCTGCTGAGGCGTCGCAGCGGGAGGATGATCCGCTGCGACAGGCCACCGGATACGAGCAAATGCTGTTCCGGCTTGCGGCTGATAAACGCACGTTAAAACAGGTGCGCTCAATGGAGCGTAAAGCCGAGATGAAAAGCGGGCTGTTGCCCACGTATGCACCGTGGGTGGCGGGCGTCCTCGCCAGCGGTCGCGGCGCACAGGACGCGGTATTGATGACGGTCATGGTGTGGAAGCTCGACGCCGGAGACGTCCCCGGTGCGCTGGAGATTGCCCGTTATGCACTCCAGCACAAGCTGGTCATGCCGGAGGGCTACACCCGCCCGACGCCGTACCTGTTAGCCGAAGAGGTGGCCGACGCCGCAACCCGCGCCCATACCGCCGGGCAGGCGGTCAACATTGACCTGCTGATCGACACGCTGACGCTCACCGATACAGAGGACATGCCCGATCAGGTGCGCGCCAAACTGCACAAAATCATCGGGCTGATACTGCGCAGCGGCAAGCCGGAGCAAGCTCTGTTTCACCTGAAGCGCGCCTTTCAGCTTGATAGCCGAAGCGGTGTGAAAAAAGACATAGAGCGGCTGGAAACCGCGCTGCGCAAAGCAGCGGCCAACCGTTAACCCAACGCGCCCCGCGCCGGGCGGCACACAGGCCGGAACAGTTCACTGTTTTCTGTGCCTGTGTCCACCGCCCACCTATTCAGAGGTTGTCATGACGACAATGATTTTCCCCGCGAAAGCGGAGCCACACCCGGATGCGGTGGTTATCCCTGTGCCTGCGCAACAGGATGCGGTAATCAAAAACACCTTCTTCTGGCCGGATGTAGAGCCGGGAACGCTGCGCACGATGATGCGCCTTGAGAACACCGTTACGTCGGAGCGCCTGCGACATGCGGCTAAAACCGCAATTTCTGAGGTGAATGCCGAGCTGTTCGAGTACCGCGCGGCACAGATGGCAGCAGGGTTTAAAACGCTTACCGCCGTTCCCGCTGAGCAGCTCGACGGCCAGAGCGAAAAAGAGCATCACTATCTGTGTGCGGTCAGCGCCATTACCACGGCGACGTTATACGAGCGTTACCGGAGCTATGACGCCAGCGCCAAAGGCGACCGCAAGGCCGATGCGCTCGACGGTACGATTGATGAGCTGTGGCGCGATGCGCGCTGGTCAATCAGCCACTTGCAGGATAAGCCCAACTGCATCATCGGGCATATCTGATGAACGTTATTGCACAGCAGGGCGACACGTTGGACGCCCTGTGTTATCGCCACTACGGGCGCACGCAGGGTGCCGTTGAGGCGGTGTTAGCTGCTAATCCGGGGCTGGCTGAATTCGGGGCGATTCTGCCCCACGGCACCGCCGTCACCTTGCCGGATATCGCCAGTGCCCCTGTCGCAGAAACGGTGAGTTTATGGGATTGAATATGGAAAGAATCACGTCCTTTATCGCGTACTGGATAAGTGTTGCGCTGGCCTTTTTCGGCGCGATGACGCCGCAGGATTTCGCGGCCTATTTCGGGGCGCTGGGGGTGGTGTTCACTGTCGGTGTTAACTGGTACTACCGCCGAAAGAGTTACCAGCTATTAAAGACTATCGATAATCCCCGCGAGGTTATTAATGAAATCACTCGTTAAACGCTGTGTTATCGCCACGGTGTTAGCGCTGGCCGCGTTAGTGCCGGATTTTTCATTGCTGAAAACATCACAGGAAGGGCTGGCGCTGATTGCCGACCTTGAAGGATGCCGCTTAAGCCCGTACCAGTGCAGCGCGAACGTGTGGACAAACGGGATCGGACACACCGCAGGCGTGGTGCCGGGGAAAACCATCACCGAGCGTGACGCGGCGGTCAATCTGGTTGCCGATGTGCTACGGGTCGAAAAGGCGCTGGCACGCTGTATGGCCGTTAATATGCCGCAGGCCGTCTATGACGCCATTGTGAGCTTTGCCTTTAATGTCGGCGTTGGCGCGGCCTGCCGCTCTACGCTGGCGTTTTTCATCAACAAAGGCCAGTGGAGCAACGCCTGTGACCAGTTGCTGCGCTGGGTGTATGTCAACGGCCAGACATCACGCGGTATTGAAATCCGTCGCCAGCGTGAACGTGCCGTCTGCCTTAAGGGGGCAGCATGAGCACGTTTACCCGCGTAATCCTTGTTGTTGCCGCGTTGTTCATCGTGCTGCTGTTCGTGACTAAGCGGCAACTGTCTGATGCGGAAAAACTGATTAGCGAACAGAGCGAAAGACTGGTCAAACAGTCGCTTGAACTGCTGGTCAGGGATGGGGTGATCGACGCGTTGCAGTCCAGCGCGATACGCAACGAACAGGCACAAGCGGAACTCCGCACGAAACTGTCACAGGCCGGGCAACTGGCCGCCGGGCGCGAACGTACACTAACGAGGTTGCTTAATGAAAACGCCGACTTACGCCGCTGGTACAGCGCTAATTTGCCTGACGATGTTAAGCGGCTGCACCGCCGCCCCGCCTTTGACAACCCCGATGATTATTTACGTTGGCTGTCCGAAAGTAACGAGCTGCCTGATACCGGGCAGCAGCCCGGAAACCAACGGTGATTTAAGCGCGGATAACCGCCAACTGGAAAGCGCACTGATGAGCTGTGCGCTACAGGTCGAAACCATCAAACACTGTCAGGAACAACACGATGCTGAAACCCCAAAGCCTGCGCAGCGCCTTAAGTGACGCGGTGCCGGTACTGAAAAACAATCCCGATATGTTGCATGTCTTTATCGACAGCGGCGCGGTGGTGTCAACGCTGGCCGCGTCGCTGTCGTTTGAGAACCAGTACACACTGAATCTGGTTATCACGGATTTTACTGACGATATCGACTGGCTACTGGTGCCGATTCAGGCATGGTTACGTGAAAACCAGCCCGATATCGCCAATGACCCTAAAGGGTTTACCTATCTTGCGGATATTAACGATGATAGTAGCTGTGACATCAGCATCAGCCTGAAGCTCACCGAGCGTGTGATCGTCGAAGATGTAGACAAAGCGCTGCACGTTACCCATGCGCCAGAGCCGCCGCTACCTGTTCCCGTCGAGCGCCCGGTATCGCTGTACATCAGCGGCGAGTTAGTGAGTACGTGGAATGAATGAGCTGAAACCGTTTGAGGATAAATTAGCGGCGTTGTTAGAGAGTTTGACAGCACCGGGGCGGCGTCAGTTAGCAGGGAAAATGGCGAAGGCGTTACGGGCAGGACAGCAGCAGCGCATTAAAAAGCAACAATCCCCGGATGGCGCTCAATATGAGCCACGTCAACCCTCCCCGATTCGTAATAAACGTGAGCGGGTTAAACGTCAGATGTTTCAGAAGTTACGTGCTGCAAAATACCTGAAGTCAAAGGGAACGTCTGATGCTGCTAGTGTCGAATTCATCGGGCGCGTACAACGGATTGCGCGAGTGCATCAATACGGATTGAGAGATAAACCCACGCGGTTCAGCCCTGTAGTACGCTATCCAGCCCGGCAATTGTTGGGATTTAGTACGGAGGACATAAAAAAAATGGACGAGGTATTAATCGACCACTTGAGGCAATAACTCTTGTTGTCTGACTGACCAGCAAACCGCATCACATTGCCGCTGTTCTCCCCCGGCGGCATTCTTTTCCCCATGAAAACACAAGCCACCCTTACCGAAATTCAGCGCCTACTGCGCAATCTGATCCGTGTCGGCGTCGTGACCCACGTCAACACCGCGGACGCCCTGTGCCGGGTGCAAACTGGCGACATGACCACAGGCTGGTTGAACTGGTTAACCCGCCGTGCCGGACGCTCCCGCGACTGGTGGGCACCGTCCATCGGTGAGCAGGTGTTGATCCTGTCCATCGGTGGCGAGCTGGATACCGCCTTTGTGTTGCCCGGCATCTATTCCGATGACCACCCCGCGCCGTCGGCGTCTGCCGATGCGTATCACGTCACCTTTCCCGACGGTGCGGTGATTGAGTACGAACCCGCAACCGGGGCGCTGACCGTCAGCGGGATTAAAACCGCCGATATCACCGCATCTGAATCCCTCACCGCCACGGTGCCACTGGTCACGGTGAAAGCGTCAACCCGCATCACATTAGACACGCCCGAAGTGGTCTGTACCAACAAACTGATTACGGGAACGCTGGAGGTGAAACAAGGCGGCACGATGAGCGGCAACATAGAGCATTCCGGCGGGTCGCTGTCGTCCAATGGCAAAGTGTTACACACCCACAAACACCCCGGCGACAGCGGCGGCATAACGGGTGCGCCACTATGACAGCACGTTACCTCGGCATGAGCCGTGACAGCGGCCAGACCCTCGGCGATATCGAACACATTCGCCAGAGCGTGCGCGATATTCTCATTACCCCCGTCGGGTCGCGGGTGATGCGCCGGGATTACGGGTCGCTGCTGTCGGCGCTGGTCGACCAGCCGCAAAATCCCGCCGTGAAATTACAGGTCATGGCGGCATGTTACATGGCGCTGCTGCGCTGGGAGCCACGCATCACGCTGACGGCCATCAACCTGACGAGCACATTCGACGGCAAGTTGGCTGTTGATATTACGGGCGTGCTGGCTGACAGCAACGCCGTTTCCCTTTCTGTTCCTGTGAGTTGACACGATGGCGATGATTGATTTAAGCCAGCTTCCCGCACCTGCCGTGGTGGAAGAACTGGACTACGAGGCAATTTACACCGAGCGCAAGGCGGTGCTGCTGTCGCTCTACCCGGAAGACCAGCGCGCCGCCGTCGCTCGCACACTGACGCTGGAATCCGATCCACTCGTCAAGCTGTTGCAGGAAAACGCCTATCGGGAATTGCTATGGCGCCAGCGCGTCAATGAAGCCGCCCGCGCCGTGATGGTGGCCTTTGCACAAGGGGATGACCTCGACCAGCTCGGCGCGAATTTTAGCGTGTCCCGTCTGGTGATCACCCCGGCTGACGATTCAACGTTACCGCCAACGCCTGCCCTGATGGAATCCGATAGCGATTTTCGCCTGCGCATTCAACAGGCATTTGAGGGGCTGAGCGTTGCCGGGTCGGTTGGTGCCTATCAGTACCACGGACGCAGCGCCGACGGGCGCGTGGCGGATGTGTCGGTTATCAGCCCCAGCCCGGCCAGCGTCACAGTGTCGGTACTGTCACGCGAGGGCGACGGCAGCGCCAGCCCGGAGCTGGTCGCTATTGTTACCGCCGCGCTGAACGGCGAAGACGTGCGCCCGGTGGCTGACCGGGTAACGGTGCAATCCGCCGCGATTGTGCCGTATGAGATTGACGCGACGCTGTACCTGTATCGGAGTCCCGAAGCGGAGCCAGTACGCGCCGCCGCCGAACAGAAGCTGAAAGCCTATATCAGTGCGCAGCACCGATTGGGGCGGGATATTCGTCGCTCGGCGATTTACGCTGCGCTGCACGTCGAGGGCGTGCAACGGGTCGAGCTGACGACACCCGCCGCTGATATCGTGCTGACCGCCGGGCAGGCGTCCTACTGTTCCGGCTATCGGCTGGGTGTAGGCGGTGCCGATGAGTGATACCCGCTTGCTGCCTGTCGGATCGTCCGCGCTGGAAGTCGCCGCCGCCACTGCCTGTGCAGAGATTACCCGCGTACCGGTTCCCCTGCGTCTGCTGTGGAACCCGGACACCTGCCCCGCGCACTTGCTGCCGTATCTGGCGTGGGCGTTTTCCGTTGACCGCTGGGATGAGGCGTGGCCGGAGAGCGTGAAACGGCAGGTGATCCGCGATGCGTTCTTTATCCATCGTCATAAAGGCACGATTGGTGCGCTGCGGCGTGTGGTGGAGCCGTTTGGTTACCTGATCCGTATCAGCGAATGGTTTCAGAACGGCGGCGAGCCAGGCACGTTTCGCCTGGACATTGGCGTGCAGGATAGCGGCATTACCGAAGAGGTATTTAACGAGCTGGAGCGGCTGATAGCCGACGCTAAACCCGCCTCCCGCCATCTGCTGGGGCTGAATATCAACCTCGATACACAGGGCGCGGCCTATGTCGCGGCCATGTCCTACGGCGGCGACGAACTGACCGTGTACCCCTATTTTCCTGAAACCATTACTGTGTCCGGTCTGAATGTGACCGGGGCAGCACTTCATTTAATCGACAACGTGAGCGTAACCGCATGAGTGCAATCTATTTTGCCCTGTTAACTAACATCGGCGCGGCCAAACTGGCTAACGCGACCGCGCTGGGTAGTCGTCTGAACATCACCCGGATGGCCGTGGGTGACGGCGGCGGCGTATTGCCAACCCCAAACCCGGCACAAACCAAACTGATTAACGAAAAGCGCCGGGCGGCACTCAACAACCTGAGCATTGACCCGAAAAACCCCAGCCAGATTATCGCCGAGCAGGTGATCCCCGAAAATGAGGGCGGTTGGTGGGTGCGGGAAGTCGGCCTGTTTGATGACGACGGCAATCTGATTGCTGTCGCCAATTGCCCAGAAACCTACAAACCGCTATTGCAGCAGGGAAGCGGCCGCATTCAGACCGTGCGCATGATTTTGATTGTCAGCAGTACCGACGCAGTGACGCTGAAAATCGACCCGGCTGTCGTGCTGGCAACGCGGGGTTATGTGGATGATGCACTGGCGGAGCATGAAAAGAGCCGCAAACACCCTGACGGGACACTGACGGCAAAAGGGTTCGTGCAACTGAGCAGCGCGACGAACAGCGACAGTGAGCTACTGGCCGCAACCCCTAAAGCGGTGAAAGCAGCGAATGATAACGCCAATGGGCGCGTACCGTCTGGCCGCAAGGTAAACGGTAAGGCGCTGACGGCTGACATTACGCTGGGTGCCGGAGATGTCGGGGCATATACCAAACTGGAAACCGATACGGCTGTTTCTGTCGCCACCACTGCCGCGAACACGGCCGCTACGGCAGCGGCTAACGCCAATACGAACGCTAATGGCCGCGTGCCGTCCGGGCGT